GCTCTAACCAATAAAGATGTTAGAATTGAAATGTTTGACAAAGACATAGAAAAAATAGAATCTGAAATTTTGCCTCTACTGTATGAAGATGGTCAGCAAGCCACAAGCGAATGGGATGGAGAAGATAGGTGGTTCGTGAAAGATAATGACCATTTTAAACAATTTGGCAACCAATACTGGCTTTTCTAAATATTTTTAGCAAAAACGCTAAAAGAATATATATTTTAGAAGAAATTATAAATTAAGGAGATACTATGGCACGACCAAATGTTTCAATAACAGTATTAGATGAGTCACTGGTTGTTCCAAATTCTGAAGATACATCCCCAGCCATTGGCGCAATGGTTTCGGTTCAAGGATTGAGTCTTTTTGGAACAACAGCCGAAAAAAATCTTGGATATTATCTGGTAAATGATTTGCCAGACTGGTTTGCTCGTTTACAAGAATTTACACAAAAGGAAAATAATTTAGGTGGCAATAGCGGATTGACATTTATTTCTGGATATCTTGCTTCTAACGGAGCTACCACCTGGACAAATGAATTGTATTCAGTATATAACTTTTTACAGTATGGTTCACCATGTTATGTTGGATTTAATAATGCTTCTGCTGGCCTTTCTGGTTTCTATAGCTTAAATGTTGATGTTATTTTTGAAGGTGTAACTCATGGAGCTGAACAAACTAAAGCATTCTTTAATCATAGAGTAGGAAAAGAATCACCAGCATTTGGTGTATTCAATGTAGCAACAGAACAAGTTACAAATTTAAATGTTAATCCAGTAACTACTAGCCCTGCTGTTGGTGGATTAAGCTCTCCAGAATTTGGCTGCTTTGTATATGGAGAAAAGAATCAGCTCAATGTTTCTGGTGGAACAACATTAGTAAAAACACAACTTGCAGCAGATGTTGCCGGATGTATTGCTAGAACAGACAGAATTTCTTATCCATGGATTTCTCCAGCTGGAACAAGAAGAGGTCAGATACTAAATGTCGTGTCTTTGTCAAAGAGTCTAACAGAAACACAACAAGATTATCTTTATGATACAAAGATCAATCCAGTAGTTACATTCACAGGAGAAGGAACAATTCTTTTTGGAGATAAAACTTTTGCTGATGCAACATCAACATTGTCATCGATAAATGTTGCCAGACTTGTAATATATCTAAAGAGAGTTCTTGGACCTCTTGCAAGAGGCATTCTATTCGAACAAAACGATGCCTTAACTAGAAATAGATTTAAGAATGCTGCTGACTCTATTCTAAGAGAAGTCAAATCACAAAGAGGAGTTTCAGAATATAAAATTATCTGCGACGAATCAAATAACACACCCGAAGTAATTGAAGCCAAAGAATTTGTTGCTGATATCTTAATTAAACCAATTCCTTCAATCAATTATGTCAAGATTACAATTACCAATAAAGATTTAAGTGATACTCTTTGAGATTAAATAAGGAGTAAAAAATGGCAAACGGATTATCAGATTTTAGAAGTAATTTTTTTGGCGTAAGACCAAATAGATTCATGGTCAATTTTAGCTTTCCAGCTGGAGTAGCTGGAAGCATTGATCCTACGATAGAAACAATTTATTGTAAAGCCACACAGACTCCTGCCTCTGCCATTGGAGTTATTCCAGTAATGTGGCAAGGAAGAACTGTAAAATTCTCAGGAGAAAGAGTTTATGGCGACTGGACTCTAGTCATTTACGAAGCAGCTGGAAGAAAATCTTCTCACAACCTAAAGGCTGCTTTTGAAAGATGGATAGAAAGAATGGATCAAAGAGATACCCATAATATTAACTATAATTTAGTTACTAATTGGGATATCTACTATGATGATATTGACGCAAATCGTCAAGGAAGACCAGGACAGACACCATCAAATTACAGCAAGCATATTAAGATGATTAATTGCTTCCCAACTGAAGTATCTCCGCTAGATTTAGCATATGATCAAGAAAATACTTTTGCTGAATTTACAGTAACTATGTCGTTTGATTTCTGGGAACCACAAACATCAGCCGCTGGAGCGTGACATATATAAAGTATGGCGTTTAATATATCTGACTTATTCGGTTTTGCATTCGGTAAAAAACAAGAAGATCCTCTATTATCAAATGTAGAGGAACAAAAGAATACCCCGTCCTTTGTGCCACCAGACGATTACGATGGAAGTGTCGTAATCGATGCTGGTGGTTTTTTATCAACAGTATATGATTTTGGTAGCAGCTACAGGAATGAAAATTCTTTAGTTCAACACTATAGATCAATGTCTTTATATCCTGAAGTTGATATGGCTATAGAAGACATTATAAATGAATCTATAGTTTTTAACGATCAAAAGAAATGCATAGAATTAAATTTAGATGAAGTTAATACAATTTCAGATAATATTAAATCAAAAATATTAAATGAATTTAAAAATGTAACTAAACTTTTAGATTTTTCAAATAAAGGTTTTGAAATTTTTAGACGGTGGTACATTGATGGAAAAGTTTATTATCATTGTGTTATAGATGTAAATAGACCAGACAAAGGTATTGTTGAACTACGACCAATTGATCCTATGAAAATTCGTAAGGTCAGAAAAGTCGAAAGAGAAAATAAAATAATCAATAATGTTCAAACTCCAGCAATTAAAAGTATTGAAGAGTTTTATGTTTATACAGACACAGATCCAGATTCAATTATGCCAACATCAAATGTTGGTATGAAGATTTCTTTGGATTCTATTGCATATGCACCATCTGGTTTGGTTGACTATAACTCAAGAAGAGTCATAGGGTATTTACACAAAGCCATTAGACCTTTAAACATGCTTCGCCAGATCGAAGATGCTGTAGTAATCTATAGAATGTCTAGAGCACCAGAAAGAAGAGTATTTTATGTAGATGTTGGTTCTTTGCCAAAGCAAAAAGCAGAACAATACATGAGAGAACTCATGAATCGTTATCGAAATCGTTTGATATACGATCAAAAAACTGGTGAAATTAAAGATGACAGATCGCATCTTTCAATGTTAGAAGACTTCTGGATTCCAAGAAAAGAAGGTAGTCGAGGAACAGAAATTACCACACTTGATGGTGGTCAAAACCTTGGCCAAATGGAAGATGTAGAATACCTTCAAAGAAAATTATACAGAGCATTAAATGTTCCTATTTCTAGATTGGAAACCACTACAGGTTTCAATATGGGAAGAACATCAGAAATAACCAGAGATGAAGTAAAATTCTATAAGTTTATTGAAAGATTGAGAATGAAATTCTCATATCTTCTATTAGATTTGCTCAAGAAACAATGTATTTTAAAGGGTATCTTGACCTTATCTGATTGGGAAAAAATATCACAAGATATTATCTTTAACTTTAATAAAGACTCTTATTTCAACGATTTAAAGGAGAATGAAATTCTTCGTGAAAAAGTTGAAATGTTAAATATTTTAGCAAATTTTACAGGAACATTCTATTCTACAAATTATATTCGAAAGAATATTTTAAGAATGACAGAACAAGAAATTCAGGAAATTGATGCTGAAATCGAAATTGAAAGACAAAAACAAATAGCCCAACAAATGCAGGCTCAGGCTGCTATGCCACCTGAAGAACAGCAATGAAAGTATATTTTTACGATAAGGATACCTTAAAAAAAGAGTTAAAAAATAAAAATAATAAAATATTGACCATTAGGTTTAAAACACATAAAAGTGTCGATATTCCAAAAAATATTTTATTGTTTATACAAGAAATATCAAAAAAAGACAAAAAGTTTGTAAAAACCTTGATTTCTTCTGAAACTAACTTTTTATTTTTTTTGTCTAATTTAATAAAAAAATAAATAAAATATGGAGAATATGAAATGAATAAATTAAACGAAGCAGTAATTAAATTAATCAACGAAGATGTTGTAAATAGCAAAAAAATTATCGAACAAGAATTATATGTTCGACTTGGACAAATGCTTGAAGAAAAATTAATGGAATATGCTCCATCAATTTTTACAGAAAAAGCTTTAAGTCCAAAGCAAAAGAAAATTGCAAAAAGGGATGGAAATCCTGAAGAACTTGAAGGTGCAGATTTTGCAGATTTAAGAAAACAAAATGAATCTGTAGAAGATTCTGATGAATTATTATCAGAAGATTACTCAGAATTAATTGAAGAATTAAAGCAATTAGTTGAAGAAATTGAACAAGAAACAGGCTCAGAACTCACAGAAGGTGAAATTGAAGAGCTTGCAGAAATTTTGTTTGAATCAAAAGATCCAGGGGTAGATCCCGATGAAGAAGAAGACGAAGACATCGAAGAAGATTTTGACGAAGACGAAGAATAAACCAAAAAAAGGAAAAGTAAATGCTTCTAATAAAAGAAAGTCTAGATAGCGAATGCATGATTTCTGAGTCCGTAGAAGACGGAAAGAAATCATTGTTTATTGAAGGCATTTATATTCAGGGTGAATCTGTAAATAAAAATAACAGAAAATATCCAATTCAAACTTTACAAAGAGAAGTTTATAATTATAACCAAAATTATATTAAAGAAAATAGAGCTTTGGGTGAGTTAAACCACCCACCTTCAGCTGAAATTGATCTTAAAAATGTTTCACATAAAATCGTAAAACTTGAGCAATCTGGAAATGATTTTATAGGAAAAGCTAAAATTTTAACTTCAACCCCAATGGGAAATATTGCCGAATGTTTAATCAAAGAAGGTATTAAAATTGGGGTATCTACCAGAGGTGCTGGTTCTTTAAAGAATATGGGTAATTACAACGAGGTTCAACCTGATTATAAATTAATTGCAGTTGACATAGTATCAGATCCTTCGGCAAAAGATGCTTATGTTGTAGGCTTGAGAGAAGGTCGTGAGTGGGTATGGAACAGCGGATTATTAAGTGAAGAAAAGCTAGAAAATCAAAGAAAACAGCTTTCTAAGGCTTCATCAAAAAAATTAGAAGAAACAGCCTTAAAATTATATTCAAATTTTTTAAGATCCCTGTAACAGTCAAATTATTAATTTATCTAAATAATATTAGCAAAAATGGAGAATGATATGGATAACACAATGAAAAAGAAAAAAGCAACATTCGCAGCAAACGGAGCTGGCGCAATGGCTGCTAACGGAGTAGAACCACAAGATGCTGCTCCTATTTCAACACCACAAACAGCACAAAGAAATCAAATGTCATTAAGACCAGGTGGAGGCATTGGCAGCGGAACAGCTGACGCAATGGCCAAAATGGGTTTAATGCCAGAACAAAATTCAGAAGAAATGGAATCAGAAGACGAAGAGATGAAAGAAAATGCATCTCTTGATGTTTCTGATTTTGCTCATGCATTATTTGAAGGTGAAGACCTTTCAGATCAATTTAAAGCAAAATGCATTGCTATTTTTGAAGCAGCCGTAAATGAAAAAGTTGCTCTAATTGAAGATGCTATGCTTGAAGCTTCAAAGAGAATTATAGAAGAACAAGTTGCAAATTCAGTTCAAACAATCACAGAAGGTGTAGACAAGTATCTAACCTATGTTTGTGAAGAATGGATGACTGAAAACAAGCTTGCTGTTGAGTCTGGTATGAAGGCCGAGATTGTTGAAAACTTCATCTATGGTCTAAGAGAACTCTTTGAAAATAGCTTCATCGATGTTCCAGACGAAAAATATAATGTCGTAGACGAACTCTTCGAAGCAAACAGCGAACTTGAATCCAAGCTAAATGCTCAAATCAATGAAAATCTTGAACTCAAGAACACATTGATTGCACATCAATGTGCAGAAGCTTTCGTAGAAGCAACCTCCGGTCTTGCTGATACAGAAATTGAAAAACTAGCATCTTTAGCTGAAGGAATTGAATTTGATTCTGTTGAACAATACAAGGAAAAAATCAATGTTCTTCGTGAATCATACTTCAATGGAACAGCTCAAGAAACAACACAACCATCATACACAGACATGATTTCAGAGAATGTTTCACCCAGACAACCCTCAGTAGATTCTGGTGAAATGGATACTTATGTTCGTATGATTTCGGAACAACTTCGTTTAACTAACCACAAGGCAAAATAATAAAAATTATAAATAAAAATTAGGAGAAATAAAATGGATTTTAATCAAACAACACCTTACGATATGCTTTCAGAAAAATGGTCACAAGTAATTGACCACCCAGATCTTCCAAAGATTGAAGATATTCACCGCAAAAGAGTAACAGCAGTTCTTCTTGAAAATC